TGGCTTGGTCCATCGCGATGGCGAGTGGCAGCCCTACTGGCAGGACTGGCTCGACTGGATGCGCTCGCAAGGCTGGCGGCGCTTCGGTCTCTACGTCTGGGACCAGGGATCAGGGTTACCAGGTGACTGGAACGGCCGCTTGGCGCCTAGCTTCGAGTTTATTTTCCACTTCAATCGCGAGATACGGAGACCTAACAAAATCGTGCCATGTAAGACTGCTGGCGAGCGCAAATTCGGGCCAATTCTGCGCAAGCCCGATGGCAAAAAGGTGCCGCGTAGCGATCAAGGCATGCCTGTGCAGGAAATGCGCATCCCGGACAGTGTGCTGCGCATTACCCGCTACAAAGGGGTCGATATCGGGCACCCAGCAGTGTTCCCGGTCGCTCTGCCGGAATTCGTGATGCACGCGTATGCCAATGAGGGCGAGGTGGTCTTCGAGCCCTTCGCCGGCAGCGGGACTACGATTCTGGCGGGCCAGCGGGCCGGGCGCTTGGTGCGGGCGATCGAGCTCGCGCCAGAATATGTCGATCTGGCCATCCACCGCTGGCGCGCTGTGTATCCAGATATTCCGGTTACGCTGGCTGACGATGGACGGGATTACGCTCAAGTGGCCATCGCAAGGAGGAGCTCGCTGTGAAAGTCGAAATGCGAGAGCTATCCAGGATCACACCCTACGAGAGTAACCCTCGAATGAATGACGACGCGGTGGACATGGTAGCTCAATCCATCCGCGAGTTCGGCTTCCGTCAGCCGATCGTCGTCGACGCCAATGGCGTGATCATCTGCGGCCATACACGGTACAAGGCCGCGCTGAAGCTCGGGCTGGAGCAGGTGCCGGTCCACGTCGCCACGGACCTGACGCCGGAGCAGGTCCGCGCCTATCGCATCGCCGACAACAAGACCAACGAACTGTCGGACTGGAACTATGACCTGTTGCCGATCGAGCTGAGCGAATTGCAAGCCTGCAATTACGACCTCGGCCTGCTCGGCTTCGACCCGGACGAGTTGGCCCGGCTGCTCGACCCGACGCTTCGGGGCGGGTTGACCGACCCGGACGATGTGCCCGCGCCGCCCGACGAGGCGACCACGCGTCCCGGCGACCTGTGGCTCCTCGGCGACCACCGCCTGCTCTGTGGTGACAGCAGCAATCCCGCGCACGTGGACCGCCTCCTCGGCGGCGCGAGCATCCACCTGGTGAACACCGACCCGCCGTACAACGTGAAGGTCGAGCCGCGGAGTAACAACGCCATCGCGGCCGGGCTGTCGAGCTACCCGGCGACCAAGCAAGGGGCCATCGACGCGGCCGACGCCGGCGGCATGCACCACCAGGGCTTCGACCTCGCCCGCGACAAGACCAAGCCCAAGCCAACCACGAAGAAGCTCCGGCCCAAGGACCGGCCGCTCGCCAACGACTTCGTCTCCGACGAGGCGTTCGATCTGCTGCTCGACGCCTGGTTCGGCAACATGGCCCGCGTGCTGCTGCCGGGCCGGAGCTTCTACATCTGGGGCGGCTACGTGAACCTGGGCAAATACCCGCCGTTTCTCAAGAAGCACGGGCTGTACTTCTCGCAATGCATCGTCTGGGACAAGCAGAGCCCCGTGCTGACCCACAAGGACTTCATGGCTGCGTTCGAGATCGGCTATTACGGCTGGAAGGAGGGGGCCGGACACATCTTCCTCGGCCCGAACAACGTCACCGACCTGTGGGGCGTCAAGAAGGTCAACCCGCAGAGCATGGTCCATCTAACCGAGAAGCCGGTTGAACTGGCGGTGCGGGCGATGCAGTATTCGTCGCGGCCCGGCGAGAATGTCCTCGACCTGTTCGGCGGCTCGGGCTCGACGCTGATCGCCGCCGAGCAGACGGGCCGCAAGGCGTTCCTGATGGAGCTGGACCCGCTCTACTGCGACGTGATTGTCCAGCGCTGGGAGCAGTTCGCCGGGAGGAAGGCCGATCGCGTCCCGGCCAACGAGGAGACGCAGACGTGATCGCACGCCGCCGTCCTCGCCCGATCCGCATCGAGGTGTCCGTGCTGCCGCACCAGGCCGAGTACGCCTCCAGTACCGCACGCCAGGTAGCACTCATCGCCGGTCGAGGAGCGGGCAAGACCTGGGCGGGTGCGTACCGCCTCCTCCTGCACGCGGCTATGACCCCAGGCCAGTATGCTGTCATCGCACCCACCTACACCATGCTGGAGGACATCGACTGGCCGGCGCTGCGCGAGGTGGCCCGTGTGATGCGGTTGGATTTGGTCGAGCAGCCCGGCCGCATGCAGATGACGCTGCCCGGCCGCTCCGAGATTCGCTTTCGGTCGGCCGATCGGCCCGACCGATTGCGCGGTCTCAATCTGCACGGCTGCTGGATGGACGAGGCGGCCCAGATCGACGAGGACGTGATGCAGATCGTCCGGCCCGCCCTGCGCTGCGGCGAGTGCCCGTGGCTGGCCGTGACCACCACGCCCAAGGGCACCGGCCACTGGACCTACCGTGTATTCGGCCCGCAATCGACCGACGCCCATGTCGTGCGAGCGACCACCAGAGACAATCCACTCCTCGCCGAGTCGGTACGGCAGCAGCTCTATCGCGACCTGGTCGGCGTGTGGGCCCGCCAGGAGCTGGACGCCGAGTGGTGCGATCCGGAGGGCGTCGAGTGGCCCGCCGAGCATTGGGGCGACTGGGTCATGGTGCCGCCCGCCACGATGCCGATGCAGCGCATGACGCGGCGAGTGATCGCGGTCGATCCGTCGCTCGGCGCTCGACCTGACCGGGGCGACTACTCGGCCATCGTCGCCCTCGGCTGGTGCGACGGGCTGCTGTGGGCCGAGGCCGACCTGGCCCGCCGGCCACCCCACCAGATCATCGCCGATACGCTCACTCTGTCCGATCGCTGGCGACCACACGCCATCGGCATCGAGGCCGTGGCGTTCCAGGCGCTCCTGGTTGCTGAGCTGACCCGACAGCGCCAGGTACCATATCCGGTGTACGGCATCCAGTGCGGCGCGCAGGCGAAGGAGCTCCGCATCCGTCGTCTGGGCCCGGCCATCGTGCGGCGTGAGCTACGCATCGCCGACACACCCGGTGGCCGGCTGATGTGCCGCCAGCTCCGAGACTGGCCGATGGGCGAGCACGACGACGGCCCAGACGCGCTCGAGATGGCGCTGCGACTCATGACCGAGATGAGATGACGGACTATCAGCCGGGAGGGCGTGATATGGAGACATCGCTATGACACCCGCACAGATCGACCGGCTGATCGAGTCTGTCTCCCGATCACTGGCCATTGATAGCGATCCTCCCTGGCTCACCTTCGCGCAGGCCCCCAGTCTGGCTGATGGGTATCCCTATCGTACACATGAGCAGCACCGGCAGATCCGCGACATGATGCGCTGGTATGCGCTGCACCACCCGTTCGCGGCAGCGGCGATCGAGGTCCGCTGCAGCTATGTCGTCGGCAGCGGACACAGCTACAGAGTCGTGCCCCGATCGGACGTGTCGGTCGACGCGCGTGACCTGGCTCGCGCTCTCGATGAGCTACACCGCTGGATGGATCGCGACCGCTGGATGATCCGTCAGCGGGAGATCCAGTATCGGCTCGATCGCGATGGCGAGGTGTTCTTGCGCCTCTTCGAGGCGGACGGCCAGGTCTCCGTCCGCCTGATCGAGCCGGAGCATGTCGTGCCGCCGCAGGGCGCTGGCCCCCAGGATGCCTACGGCGTGCGTGTGAGCGCTACCGATGCCGAGACCGTCGAGGGCTACTGGATCGCACGACCGCCAGCCAGTCTGGGCACACTGGTCGGTACACCCGAGCTGATCCCGGCAGACCAGGTGCAGCACCGGAAAATGAACGTAGACCGTCTGGCCCCGCGCGGCCTGCCCGTCCTCTGGCCCTGTCGTGAGTCGCTGCGGCGGTCGTGGCAGATCCTCCGCGCGATGTCCACCGTGGCCAGCATCCAGGCTAGTGTCGCGGCCGTGGTGCGTCGCGCGATGGGGCAGAGCATCACGCCGTGGGTGCAGCCGGGCTCGCCCGGCACCGGCAAGGATGCCGAGGGGCGCACCTATCAGCACCTACCGCCGGGAGCCATCATGCACCTGGCTCCCGGCGAGGAGTGGGACGCACCGGCTAACCGCATCGACGTGGCCAACTACGTCGCCGCCGTGCAAGCGGAGTTGCGCGCCGTGGCGGCTCGATTGTGCATGCCCGAGTATATGCTCTCGGGAGATGCCGCGAACGCCAACTATGCTAGCACGATGGTGGCCGAGGGGCCGGCGGTCAAGATGTTCGAGCGGCTCCAGAGTGAGATGATCTGGTACGACGTGGAGATCCTCACACGAGTGCTGCGTGCGGCGGAGCGTGCCGGCCGGCTGCCCGCAGGGCTCACCGATGTCGTCCGCATCGAAGCCGAACCGCCAATGGTCATGTCGCGGAATCGTCTCATGGAGGCCCAGGCCGACCAGGTACTCCTGAGCATGGGCGTGGTGTCGCGTGAGACCGTGGCGGCGCGTCACGGCTACGACTGGAGCATCGAGCGTGAGCGCATCGAGGCCGAGGGAGGTCCGGCAGGCGGAGGGTCGCCGTCTGGAGACGGTCTGATCCCGCCGCTGGATGGGTGACATCACCACCCACCCCGAATGGGTGCTGCATGAGCTAGCAGTGGCGCTAGCCTAGCCCACCGCATAATATATGCGGTGGGACCGTATCGGGCCGATGGTGGCCCAGCGAGAGGCGGGATGCCGTCCGTGGGTTCATCCCCACTAACTAGGGGACGTAGATGCTGGTACTACGACGGAGTCGTGGCCAGTCGCTTATCCTCGAGTGCCCCGACGGCACACGCATGCGAGTGATGGTAGTGCGAGCCGATTCCTCCGTGTGCATCGGCATCGACGCACCACATCACATTCGCGTCATGCGCGCAGAAATCGCCGATGAATCCCTACGCTCTATGGACCCGGCGAATGATCGCCGCCCATCCTCGCACGGCTGATGCTATCGAGCGTCGGTTCGACCGGGCTGATGCTGCCATTCGCGATCTCTGGCAGAGGCTGCCAGAGCGGATCGCGCGATCTGCACTGCGGTACCCGCCGGCAATGCGTCGCTATGTCATCGAGATCACACTGCAGCGCACGATCCGTCGCATGCTAGCTGTGATCGCAGATAGCCTGGTCGATGGCCGATCCATAGCCGCGTCTGCGCTGGCTCGGGCGATCCCCAGCGACCTGGTGAGTCCATTGCGCGATCGTCTGTCGCCCGAGCCGATCCGTGAGGCTGTGGGTCCTCGCGACCCCGTCGTCGTCGCTATGGACCTGCAGCCTGCTACGGTCGGCCAGCGATCTGCCAGGACTCTGAGAGCCGCCGTCGCCCAGGCGATACTACCGCCACTCCGTCGTGCAGATCTGATCCGCATTTGGACGGCACCGACCCCCACCAGCGATACGCTCGAGCGGCGTCTCTCCAGCCGGCTGTGGGACTCAGCGGCCAAGGCGGCCATCGAGGCAGCACTGACGGCTGGTATCTCCTCGGGTCAGACGGTGACGGAGCTATCGCATGGCATCCGCACAGTCGTATCGGCACCTGGGTGGCAGGCCCGGCGCATCGCCCGCACAGAGATGCGCCGAGCCCTCGAGCGTGACCACATGCATCGTACTCTGGGCGCACTGGGTGACATGGTGACTGGTCTCATCATCCAGGCTGTGCTGGATGATCGCACTCGCCCGGAGCATCGCCGCCGTCACGGCAGAGTCTACCGCCGCTCTCCTGACGGCACATTCCGCGACCGTCACGGGCAGCTCGCACCGGATCTGCCCGACGCGCCGAACTGCCGCTGTACATACGTGCCCATGCTGGCACCGCCGTGATGATCATATTGACACTCCACGCCTGACTGCCCAGAATACGGGTAGTCGATGTCTGTGTCTCGTCATCGGATAGAGCCGATGACGATCGCGCGGGATGCGCCATCTGGTGCGTCCCGCAATGCGTCTCCGCGAGTACACGTCAGCCCCCACATCGTCTTCCCGCGTCGATCGCGACGCGGGGGTCATCCGCGATGTCCTGATCCTCGGGCACGTCTCCGCGAATCAGCGGGTCTACACCCACGACGCATTGGCCGCGGCCGCACGCCTCTACGAGGGCGTGCGTGTCTTCGCTGACCATCAGCCTGATGGTCGGCGCTCGGTACGTGATCTGGTCGGCTGGCTGTCCGGCGTGCGACTCGCCGAGGGCGGCCTGCGCGGCGACCTGCACCTGCTCGCTCCCGACACCGAGTTTGGCCGCGTCGTCCTGGGCGCGGCCGAGCGGCACCCATCCTCACTCGGGCTGTCCCATGACGCCGAGGGTCGCACCGTCGTGCGTGACGGTCAGACCATCGTCGAAGCCATCGAATCCGTCCGCTCGGTCGATCTGGTGGCCGAGCCGGCGACCACTCGCTCCCTGTATGAGGACCGCGCTATGCCTGATGTGACCACTCCACCGACTGCCGATGCGGCCAAGAATGCGGCCGCCCCGGACCCGCTCGAGGCACTCTATCAGAGCCTCACTCTCGACGATCTGGCAGCCAAGCGGCCTGATCTACTCGACGCGCTGAAGAAGCAAATCCAACAAGAGATCGCCACGCCGATGGGTGATCTCAAGACCCAGCTCCAGGCGCTCCAGGCCAAGCTGGACGAGTACATGGCCGCTGAGCAGGCCGACCAGCAGATGGCCGAGGCCAAGCTCGATCCGGCCCGCGTGCCGCCACGGCTGCGGGAGGCCATCCGGCGCGAGCGCAATGCGACCCGGCGTGCCGCCCTCATCGAGGAGGTGCGACGGCTGACCCAGACTGGCCCAATCGCGGCGAGTGGCTGGCCCGCTGCTCCGGCCCCTGACCTGACTACCCGTCTGGCTGACTGGAGGATCTGACCATGAGCGTCGTGCGTATCGTCCGGGGCGACCCGGCCATCATCGACTTGCCGAAGGCCACGAGCGACGCGTTCGAGGCTGGGGACATCTGCTGGTGGGACTCAGTCGCTGGTGTCGTGCGCCGCGCCTCTCAGGCACCCGGTACCGATCACGATGTACGCAGCCAGGTGGTCGGCACCCACTTCGTCGGGGTCTGCATGGCTCGACGAGAGGCGGGCGACACTGGCCGTGTGCCTACCGCCACCCGGGGTGACTTCCAGTTTCGCGCTAGCGGTGCCATCACCGTCAACGACATGGTGCGAGTGACG